TATAAAGACATTAGCATTAATAATAGTAATAGACATTTGTCTATTAATTTTTAAGCATTGGTGCCCGAGTGGTCTAAGGGGTGCGACTCAAGTTCGCATGGCTTCGGCCTCGTGGGTTCGAACCCCACCCAATGTATAGTTATTTTATAAAATAGTTAGGTGCTATTTTATAAAAAAAATATGAGTTTTTTGAATTTTTGTTTTTATAATTTTATAATTTTATAATTTTATATTTTTGTATATAGTTTTTGTATTTAAAAGAATGCCGGTCTTACGCTTGTTTGACGCCTTAACCGTGGTGGTTCATTAGAACGACTAGTTGGTGGTGGTGTAGTTGGTTGGTATGATTGGCTACGCTCTACTTGTGTAAACGCGGTTGGCGCACAACTCCTTTGCCTATTTACAACATTACCAAGAGACCTATATACTGCTCGACATTCATCCTTTGTTTCACTATAATTAATAGCATGACCTTCTTCAATTCCGATTTTAGATGCTTCTAAAATTGCGTCTTGATTTGCTCCTAAATACATTAGCTCAATGTTATATGATTCTTGTGCACTAGTAATTAGCTTTTTTAACGTTTGTGCGTTAAATTTTTTACTGCAATTTTCACAACCATCAGTAGCTACATAAATCAAACACTTAGTATAACTGTTTGGTTCATGTAGTTTCTTTTCCATAAAATAAGTAAGACTTGAACCAATCGCGTCGTATAAAGCGGTTTGACCACGAGGAACAAATTGTCTTAGTTCAAGAGGCCGCACATCTTCAATATTTAATGACCTAATTAGCATACGCTCTTCGTGGTCAAATAACTTAATTGATACATTTACACGCTCACCCGGCTTTAAATCTTGTCTAATAATGTCTAATGTTGAATTAATACCACCAACAGTATCTGCTTCTTTGCCAGACATAGAACCCGACCGGTCAATAATAGCAACAACTTCTTGAATGAATGACGCCATAATAGTAGTGTTTTAATATAATTTATTAAATTATATTTAAATCAATTTTTTTTTATATATGTTTTGTATGCTATTGTTTATATTGTTTACTATTGTTATTGAAAAACATGATTTACATTAAATAAAATTGATTACTAATTTATTATTATTACTAATCAATATATACTATAAAATGCTAAAGCAGCAAATGCTTATTGAAAAAACTAATTATGAACCGCATCTTAATATTGAACTATTAACAGGAGCATATATAGAAAATAAATTTAAAAACATATGTGCGCGAACTATTTGTGATGCTTATGCTAATGAAATTTTAATAATTGAATACTTGAAATATAGGAAGGCATTAGAACCTCAAACATTTAGTGATCTAACATTTACTATTGATTTGCCATTTGTTCAAGATTATATTGAACATATAAAACAAGTTAGCATGACGTGTGAAGACATTCCTGTAATAACTTATGTATATAATACATTATTGCGCGAACCAGGAGATAAGGAACTATGTCCGGACGATAAAGCATCGCTAATCCTTGATAAAATACACTGCTTCTTTGATATTGATGAGGCCAAACTTGCAAATGAATTAATAGAAGTAATTAGTACAATTTATTATAATAAATTGTGGTAAAGCATAAAGCATAAAACATAAAGCATAAATCAAGTTGCTTAAAAAATTGATAATATAAATTTTTTTACTTATTTTATAATAAATAATAAAATTATAAAAAACAAATGATTAATGATTATTATGCTAATGATGTTTACAATCAATTATTGAAAAACAGTTGTAATTTTATTAATAAAAGTTGCTTAGATATTGGAACAAGAAATGGAGCAAATTGTGAAAATTTAGTAAAAGTTGGTGCATCAAGTGTATTAGGTATTGATATAGATTCTTCACGATTTCACGAGATGTGGGCAAATAAAAAAATCACACTTTTAAAGCAAGATTTATTAACAATGGATAATTCTAAACAATTTGGTGTAATTACATGCTTTTTATGGAATATGCCTTATTTACAATATAATAATGTAATGGTTAAAATTAAAGCACTCTTAAATCCTGGTGGATTAGTGTATATAGGTATTGTTGATAAAGTATATAAGTATGACCCGTCAGGCCCAAAAAGTGTAAATATTCTTGAATTATTAAAAAAACATTTTAATAATACAAGAATTTTAGATACTAAGTCTAGTCAATGGCTAATAGAAGCCAAAAATCCATTTTATTAAAACTTTACTATTTTTGATAAATATAACCAAAAGAATAGTCCAATAAATGCTTTTGCTAATAAATCAAGCATATTATAACCAATCATTTTTGTTGTTTCATTTGTCTGATAAAAGACACCATATAAAGACCATAATCCTAAATATAGCCAAAATATCATTTTAGATTGCTTTGTTACTTTAGAACCAGTCAGAAATAGTTTCCAAATAGTTCCATAGGTTAAAAAGAAGAATATAAAACCTATAAAATTTGCTAATGTTCTATTTAATAAGTTGATTTCTCCAACATATCCAAAACCCAACATTAAAAAGTTGAAAAATAGGACCAATGCAAATGAAAAAAAATGGACGTCTACTTTATTTTCATAACCCAAAACGAGAGATAATACTAATAACATTAATGGTGTGCTAATTACCCAATCAGAATAGCGCATATCATTTATTTTCTCTATTAGTAGTTTATGTTCAGAGTCTGGACTAGTTAATGGAGCAGTGTCTTTTTCTGCTGTTTTTTTTATTTCATTTGTTATTTGCGTTTTTTGTGTTAGCTGTGTTTTTTGTGTAATTTGTGTTTCTTGTGTTAATACACTTTTTTCTTCTGATTTATCTAATAGTTCTATAAATACTCCATAAAAATAACCAGCAATAATTGATATACAAGTTTCTAAATTCATAATATGGCGAATTTGTGGAATAGGGTTTCGTAATGCCTCAATAAATGTAATTACTCCTGTAGTAATTAAAAATACATATGTAAAATAAAAACTATTTTTAACACTAATTATTTGCATTAGAACTAATACTAATATAGTAAAATAATATTATTATTTAAATAATATTATTATTATAAAATTTGTCTTATTTGACTTATTTGTCTTATTTGTCTTATTTGACTTATTTGATTTATTTGACTTTAATTTAATTGGAATATGCTAAGCCACCCATACCCGACATAATACGAAGAACGTTGTAGTTAACCGCATATACGCGAACTTTGGCAGTATTTACACCCTGAACTGTAGCGTTCGACAATACTAATTGGAGAGTAGCATTATCAATGCGCGAGAAATTGCAGGTGCCAGATGGCTGATGCTCTTCAGGTCTTAGAGCAAACGAATACACATTAATGCCGGTGTCTGGTGCACGGGTGTGGTGCTGGAATGGCTGAACGAGGTCAAAATAGGTGCCTTCACGCTCCGAAAAGCGATCCTGACCGTTAAGCTGTAATTTGGCAACTACAACTGGATTTTCACCCCAGCAATGCATGTCTAACGCAGTTTCAGCTAAAACAAAGGTTCCGGCATCAGATACACCCGAGTCTTCAATATTATTTTCTCCTAGTGGTCCACGCGCCTGTGTACCTGGTAGAGCTCCAGCAATTAGACCACCAGTATTGGTTACCCCAAGATCTATTCTTACACCTGCAGCATTTGTAACACTTACAGGTGTTCCACTAATAGATGCTGGTTTAATCTGATTTGCCCACATGTCTTCAAAAGCACCTGAAGTATTAATAAATTCGTTAGTTCCACTAATTGTTGTCTTTGAACCAAACGCATGAACCGCATTTGGCAAGGCATCTAAAGCATCGGTGTAATTGAATGGTTGAGCTCCCAATAATGTATTTAGCGCAGAACCAGCAACTAATGACGCACAATAGTCGACGTTGGCATCTGGCTGAACGACCCAGATTAATTCTTTGCATGGATGATTCAAATTTAATTTAATTTTATTGGACGATGAACCAACCGACTCATCGCCAGTGAACTGTAACTGTTCAATTAAATATTCGTGTGGATTTTGCGCCATACGTCTGCGTTCATCGGTATCTAAGAAAATGTAATCAACAAATAGCGAAGCAGCGGCTAATGATTGTTTGTATGCATTAGTAATTTTTGTGCCTTGTCCATCTAAACTAGATACAGCCCACAAGCACTCTTCAATGTTGCGAATGTCTAAATTGATTTTAACTTCGTGATATTGTAGCGCAATTAAAGGTAGAGCTAAGCCGGGATTGCGGCAATACCAGAATTGTAGAGGAATGTATAAAGTGGTTTCTGGTAGCGCTTTGCGTGGAGCGCAAACTTGGCGCACACCATCAGCCGAGCAAGGGCCATCAACCGCCGCAAATGTAGGGTCGCATACATATGTTAATTGTGTGGTATTGCCAATCATCTTGTAATAACCACGCTCTTGTTCCTTGGACAAAGTGAGCTGATTCCAAATGTGCATCCAGTCACCATATTGACGGTCAATGCGCTGACCACCGATTTCAACTTCAACTTGTGAAATTAGCTGCTCGCCTGGGAAATCTAACCATCTAGCATATACATTGTCTTTGGGTTCAGATAATGATTGACCAATTTCGGGAAGAGTTAATTGTAAATATGTGCGATATGCCAAATCACCGTTTCTTGAAATAGTGCAAGTAACACGGCGACCAAAATCCGCTTGTCCGTTAAATGTTTGTTCAATGGACTCCATCGCAAAATTAGTGTGACGTCTGTATGTGACCTTCCAGAAAGTAATTTGGGGATTACCTGTTAAATATACATCTTGAGCGCCATAGGCGACTAATTGCATTAAACCACCAGCCATTTTTTTATAATATTCCTAAAGAAAAAAAATTTTTACAATTAATTTAATTATTAATTAATTAATTTAATTATTAATTAATTATTAAATATTAATAATCAATAAATATTATTCAATATATTGTAATATAATAATAAACATTATAATATACTAATATTATAAGTAGCTATGAAAAAAGCAAATATTATTAAAACAACATTGGATAGTAAGCATAATGAAATAAGTAATTCGTTTAAACAAAATGAGGAAGTAATTATTCCTAAATATTTAAAAATTATAGAAAAGCTGGAATCGTTATTACAAAATTCTAATAATAGTCTTAAAAATCAAACTCTAATTGAAAATATAAAAAAATATAAGAATTTAATCCATTCTCTTGAGAGAAAAAAGAATGAATATTATTTAAATAATTCAAAATATATATTTGATTACTTTGAAAATAAAAAAAATATTTCTAATTCTAATAGTGATTTAATAACAACTAATCCAAACAAAAATGATATAATACACAAATTTTTTTCTACATCACATAATGACGAATATAATGGAACAAATTCTAATTCTAATGCTAGTGCTAGTTCTAATGCTAATGCTAACAATAGCACAAAAAATTCAATTGATAAATATTTTAACAATATTGATTATTTATATTTAAATTATGACAATTTTATATATCCTTCTGATATTTGTAGTGTGTGTAATAGAGGTGAAATGGTTTATGTGGAGTCTGATGGCATATCGGTTTGTAATAATTGCTCTAATATTATTAAAAATTTAATTGAAATCGATAAACCATCATATAAAGAACCACCTAAAGAAGTTTCTTTTTATGCTTATAAACGAATTAATCATTTAAAGGAAATATTGGCACAATTTCAGGCAAAAGAAAGCACAAATATTCCTGATGAAGTGTTTGAAAATATTAAATATAAAATCAAGAAAGAACGCATTAGCATTAATGAGCTAACAAATAATAAAACAAAGGAAATTTTGAAGAATTTAGGTTATAATAAATATTATGAACACATACCATTTATTAAAGATAAATTAGGTATAAAACCACCAATAATGAGTTCCGAATTGGAAGAAACATTATGTAATCTATTTATTGAATTGCAAAAACCATATTCAAAATATTGCCCAAAAGAGCGCGTTAATTTTTTGAATTATTATTATACACTTTATAAATTATGTGAATTATTAAATGAAACGCATTTTTTGCCCTATTTTCCTATGTTAAAAGACAGAGAAAAGCGTGTAGAACAAGACCAAATATGGAAAAAGATTTGTTTAGATTTGGGTTGGAACTTCATTCCTACACCATAGACTTGTACTAGCAATAGCAATAGTTATTCATCAAATCCACTTACACTTAATAGGTTGGAAAAAATATTTATTATATCTAAATAATAAGCTAATGATGCTGATATAAAATCCCCACCATAATCGCGCTGTAATATACTATTTGTGTCATATACAATGTAAACAG